ATCCCAATTACCAGAGGGCGTTGAAGAAGTTGGATACGAACTGTATCCAAAAAATGGTGATCAGATGTGGCAGAGTTACAAGCAGTATTCTGAGGAATCTGGTTTTGACTACGATGATCAGGTTGTACTAAATAGTATTGAAGAGTCCTACAACATTGCTTTCAATAGGATCGACAACTTTCTACCCGACAACACAGTTCAGTTGCCTAATTTCGTAGTTCCCGCGGGCTTTACAGCGACACAGGCGCTGGTAAACTTTGCACTTGAGGGTCTTAAAGACAAGGGGTTGCACACCAACAAAGAATACACAGACAGACTTAAAAAAGAGCTTCACGTAATTGATGAACGTGGATTCTCGAAATATTTCCTGACTATGAAGTCGATTGCCGATGTAGCAACAGACATGATGCTGGCTGGGCCCGGCCGAGGTTCAGCAGCAGGCTCTCTGACAGCCTATGCTCTTAATATTACCCAAGTTGATCCTATCAAACACGGCCTTCTATTCTCCCGCTTTTTGCGTTCCGACGCAACAGATTATCCCGATATTGATTATGATGTGTCCGACTCGATGGCCCTTAAAGAAAAGTTGGTTGAGATGTGGGGAGAAGACTGTGTTGCACCCATTTCAAACTGGAATACACTGCAGCTTAAATCGCTTATTAAAGACATCTCTAAACTTTATGGAATCCCATTCACAGAAGTTAACACAGTTACATCAGTAATGATCCGGGAGGCAACACCAGAGGCCAAAAGAAAGCACGGTATCAAAGCAGGTGTCTATGTCCCGACGTGGGAAGAAGTAATCGAATTTTCGCCTGCTCTCAAGTCATACTTGAATAAGTATCCACAAGTTAAAACACACGTCGAGGGCCTTGTTGGGCAGGTGCGTTCGTGCTCTCGACATGCAGGTGGTGTAGTTATCGCAGAAAACTTAGATAAAAGTATGCCTTTGATTAACTCAGGTGGTGTGCGTCAGGCTCCGTGGGCCGAAGGACAAAACGTTCGACACCTTGAGCCCATGGGTTTTATTAAGTTTGATTTGCTTGGCCTGTCTACACTCAAGATGATGGAGGGTGCAATTTACCACATCCTCAAGCGGCACCACGGAATCGATGAACCTACATTCGCTCAGATTAGCGACTACTATGAAAAAACATTACACCCCGACGTTATAGATTTCAACATTCAAGAGGTGTACGAGAACATATTCCATGAAGGTAAGTTTGCAGGCATCTTTCAGTTTACAGAGAACGGCGCTCAAACTTTCTGCAAAAGAGCAAAGCCGCGAAATATTATTGATGTGTCTGCTATTACATCAATCTTCCGACCGGGACCTCTTTCTGCGGGTGTCGATAACGACTATGTGGAAGCAAAGGAACACCCACATCGTATTAATTACTTGAACGACGATGCTTGCAACATCACACAAGAAACATTTGGGTTCCTTATTTTTCAAGAGCAGATTGCTTTATTGGCTCACAAACTCGGGGGCCTTACACTTGACGAAGGTAACATGCTAAGAAAAGTGCTGACTAAAAAGGGCACCGGAAAGGGATCAGTCAAACATAAGTTGCATAATAAATTTATTAATGGCTGTGTTTCAAAAAACATTTCTGCGGAGGACGCACAATCTTTGTGGGATAAGTTTGAGTATTTCTCAGGTTATGGGTTCAATAAATCACATGCTGTCAGTTACTCTATGATCTCGTATCAATGTGCATGGTTGTTTCATTTTTATCCTGCAGAATGGATGGCTGCTTTTCTTGATAAAGAGCCCGAGACTAGAAAAGAAAAGGCAATCAATATTGCGAAGAAATACGGATTTGACATTGCCCCACTAGACATTAATAAGTCCGGTGTTGTATGGGAGATTTCAGAAGATGGAAAAACCTTAATTCAGCCGCTAGCGTCTATCAAAGGTTTAGGTATGGCAGCGATTGAGCAAGTTCTTGAAAATCGACCTTTTATGAATGCTGAAGACCTTCTGTTTAGAGACGGTATATCATACAGCAAGCTTAATAAAAAGGCACTCGATGCTCTGTGTAGGGGCGGTGCTCTCGACAATATCGTAGATGACAGATTTACTGGTCGAAAGCATTTTTGGTCTTCCTGCGTTGTTGACCGACCTAAGAATCTTAAAAAGTTTCAAGAGAATCTGGATTTATATAAGCCAGAGGGAGACTTTACAGAGGAAGAGGTCATCCAGTTTAAAACAGATTTAACTGGAGTTTTTCCAATTAATCTTGTTATCACCACTGAGACTATCGAAAGATTGCACGAAAAATATATACCACCAATTTCTGAATACGATGAAGATTTAGAAGTTTGCTGGTTCATCCCGAGAGAAATTGTGCAGCGTAAAACTAAGAACGGTAAATTGTATTGGATTGTGAACGTTATCGATTCAAACAACGAACAGACGAGGATTAGATGCTGGGGCGTTAAGCCGGAGAAAGATAGAATACATCTAAACAGGCCCTATTTGGCGCGCTTAAACTACGATGCAAACTGGGGCTTCTCAACCTACGCAATCGGAAAAACATTTAAACTATTAGGATGATATGAAAACAAAGGAATGTATCAACTGCGCCGAAGTAAAATCACTGAATGAGTTTTATAAGAGTAAATCAACAGTCGATGGTCGATATGGCGCCTGTAAAGAATGTCGGAAGGCATGGCAGCGAGATTATCAAAAAAGAAACAACAGCCGTATTGTCGAACACCATCGTCAATATCGCAAAGGTCTGACCGCTGGGATATATACCATTACCAACACCATAACCGGCAAAGTGTATGTGGGGGAATCCAGTGAGTGTATACGAAGACTGTCGGATCACAAACTGCGATTAAAACGTCAAGAACATCAGTGCTTAAAGCTACAAGAGGATTACGACAAGCATGGCGATGTATTTGAATATGAAGTAGTAAAAGAACTTCCCGCTGACACCGACAAGCAGAGCCGGCTCCAAGAGGAATCCAGAACGATCCAATCATTCTTAGAGAAAGGCAATGAGGTTTATAATAAAACCATAACTAAAATAAATAAAGGATAAACATGAACGTAATTAAAAACTTTAGTCCTCTTTTGAAAGAGGCAAAACTTATTGATGATTTACCTGTCGTCATTAGAGTTAACAAATTTGATGAAGCATCAGCAAAAAGCTTTACCTCACTAATGAGCAAAGCACAAAACACTGGACAACCAGTCGTACCCGTTATTATTGATAGCTACGGAGGTCAGGTATATAGCTTAATGTCTATGATTTCTGATATTCAACACTCTAATATCCCGGTCGCGACAATTGTTCAGGGCAAGGCAATGTCATGTGGAGCTATTCTGTTTAGCTTCGGCGCATCCGGCAAAAGATATATGGACCCTGAAGCTACGCTTATGATCCATGATGTTAGTTCTATGAGTTGGGGCAAAGTGGAAGAAGTTAAAGTCAGCGCCTATGAAACGGATCGCTTAAATAAAAAGATATATCACATGATGGCAGAAAATTGTGGCCAAGATGCTAACTATTTCTTAGATATTGTACACGACAAAGGGCATGCCGACTGGTTTTTAGACGCAAAAGAATGCAAAAAGCATAATTTAGCCAATCATTTGCGCGTGCCTGCTATTAAAATTGATACATCGGTTAAGATCACATTTAAGTAATACTACTTATTGTATGCCGTTTAATTCTAGAACAAAATGGAAAAGATTGCTAAACGAAATTGGTTATCTTTACGATGAGCTTGACCTTATTGAAGAACTCACCAAGGACGCTGGAATAGAATTTGAATCATACTACCGGGCGTACTGTGCAAAAAATGAAATCGACAGAAATAAACAGAACGAAGAAAACAGAGATAAGATTAAAGATTTATACGGTAAAGACCCTGAGATACTGCCGCAAGATCTACCCGTTTCAGAATACTCTGGAAGCATGGACCTAGTGCCATCAGAGCATGAGTCCACTGATGAAGAGCAAAAAGCTTTTGAAGAGCAGGAAATTTTCAAGGAACTTCACGATGAATTCAACAAATTGTTTAAAAAACTTGCACTTAAGCTACACCCCGACAGGATCGAGAACTACATTGCTGATGATGAATATAAAAGAAAACTGTCGTGGGATTTTTCAAAAGCAAAATCTGCATTAGAAAAAAAGAAATACTTTCAATTGATTGAATTAGCTAAAAAATATGAGATTTTCATACCCGAGAATTACGACGCCCAAAACAAATGGTTCAAGAAGGAAAAAGAACGCCTCAAGGCGCAGATTTCTCAGACTGCCAGTACGTACAATTATAAATTTGCAGAATGCGAAAACGATGATGAGCGCGATGCTTTAATGAGATCATTTATCAGGCAAGTTTTTGGAATAAATGTTAAATAAACTGTTGACAGCGAAGTTCCAAGCTGCTATATTAATTAAGTAATTAGGAGGGCCTTATGGCAAACACAAACGAACAGCGGAAACGCTATGTAAAAGAATATATCCGCTCATTGGCGGCAATTGAAGAGGCAATGGAGCCTTACAAGGAACAAAGGCGCGAACTGCGTTCTGAGTTTAGACAAAATGGTTGGTTGAATACCGATGAGATTAGGGCGGCTGTGAAGGCGTATCGACTCTACAAGGGTGATGTCAATATTGATGAAGTTGTTGAAAACTTTAACTTGCTTAACGGTGGAGAAAATGAGTAAGAAGCTGCCGCCCCATCCGTGGGATACCAACACAGCTTATTACACTGCTGTGCATGATGTTCTAAATATTGAGCTGAGTCTTTTGGAGCCTGAGTTTGTTGTCTGGTACAAAGATATGACAACAGCCGAAAGAAAATCTTGGAAAAGTGATATGGTGGAGTATGAATTGCAGCGTGAAGCAGACCAAGTGTACAAAAAAGCTTTAAAAATGGCAAAGAAATACGGACCTGATTGGCTAGCCGAGATGCCCAATGTTGATACTCCACAGCAGTTTGCAGAGAGCCAACGAGAATTTTGTTTAGAAGTTGAAAGATTTAGGCATCGAGCAAAATATTCATATCTAATTGAAGAGGTCGAAGAAGTGTTATCGCAACCATCGTGGGACCACGACAAATATGTGGACACTGTATGCCAGAGATATCTCAATGAGCAAATTGAAGAAACAATGGATCTGTTCAACTTAAATGAAAAAGAAATTTCTAGACAATCCGTTTTAGCTTTACGCAGACTAGTACAATTCATAAATGTTAGAAATAGATACGAGAGACTATCAAGTTTAAGCGCCCCGGCTGAAATCACAAATAACGAGGCTCAATTGCTTATAGCGCACATGGAGGACTTAAAAAGAGGCTGCACTAATGAAGAGTTAGAGGCAATTAATGATCTGTATGATATATATTTGCAGCGAAAAGAGACAGCCTACGAAAAGGATGTGCAAAAGAAGCGAAAGCGACGGAAAACTTCGAAGAAAAAATATAAAGATCCGTTTCCTTCAAGTCCACCCACGATTACCTCAAACAAGAATCGGGTACTGCTGGAAAAACACTTACCATTAATTAAAGAAACTTATGAAACTTGGACATCAGCAGTCAATAAAAAAGCTGAAATATACAAAAATTTAGTTCGCGCTCCCGGTAGCGCTTTTAGTAGAAAATAAAGGAAACTATGAATAAAGAAACACAAAAAACAATGTTCAGTTCAAAAACTGGAAACTGGGCTACGCCAAAAGAATTTTTTGAGAAACTTAATTGGCGTTTTGGGCCGTTCGATTTAGACCCATGTGCTAGCCCACACAACACAAAGTGCTCGAATTTCTTTACAGAGGCAGAGGACGGCCTTACCAAAGATTGGGGCGACAGCACTGTGTTTGTTAATCCCCCTTATGGCAGAGGTATTGACAAATGGATCAAAAAAGCATATAATGAATCTAAGAAACCGGACACCAAGATAGTGATGCTTATACCAGCAAGAACAGATACAAAATACTGGCATGATTATGTTATGAAGGCGTCCGAAATTTACTTTGTACGCGGACGTTTAAAGTTTGGTGACAGCGACAATTCAGCGCCATTCCCATCAGCGGTTGTAGTTTTTGATGGCGGCGAAGGTTTGTGGAGAGTAGAGGGTCTTAATAGATAGGAGCGAATATGACTGAAGAAGGACTTAACGCCGCGGTTTTAAGATTGCAATCGCTGGCAATTGAAACATACGGTAGAATTAAAGACATTTATAAAAGAGAACAGCAGGATGGCGATGTTGACACGATATCGTCATTGAGCATGAAGCTTGCGAACTATGAGGGAGCATTGCTCACTCTGCAACAATATAAACAAAACATTATTGACTCTGCTAAAGTTGAGGAAGAGGCTGAAGAACAGCCGCAAGAAGATGAGGCAGATGATGTGATCACAGAGGATGAATTGCGTGAGACCTCGGAGTCCTTTAAAAGATCGATTGCCCATAAGCGGATAAGCGTTGAGGAAATCGATGAATCGTAAAACAAAAAGAGCCATGAAGAAAAAAATGGGCTCAGAAGCAACGGACAAGTTAGCAAGCCAAGTTGCATTATTTAGCAAATTGCCAGAAGCTTGTTCCGCCTGCTCTAAACAATTTGATAAAAAGGATAAAGAAATGATTGAAACTTGGAAAGTTGTGGTAAAACGAGATAAGGTGCGCTTGTTTTGCCCAGATTGTATTGAGATAGCACGGGAGGCCATCGATGCCAGTATCTAGAATATCCCGCGACTCTTTGGAAGAAATTTTGAATGGTAAAGTAAAAGAAGCTGGCACATGCGTTGTTAAATTTTACTCTAACAGTTGCCACATGTGCCACTCATTACACGATTATTACGTTGATATTTCGGAAAATGAAAAGTATAAAGATTTGCACTTTTTGGCATTTAATATTGATGATGACCCGTCCATTGAAACGAGATTGAAATTTAAGGGAGTGCCCACAATCTTTGTCATGCATTCGCATATTGGTAATAGGCCTGCTACTTTGAGATTGCTCAAGGATCCCGATGATCCAAACGAGTTAACATGGTACAAAGTAAAAGATATCAAAGATTTTATTGAAAAGGAGGCGCTGTGAAGGACGCACTTTCCTATGACGACGTGCTTTTGGTGCCCACCTACTCAGATATCAAAAGCAGATCAGAGGTTTCAATATCAACAGATCTTGGTAACGGTTTAATACTAGAACTTCCCATTCTTGCATCTCCAATGGACACAATATCAGAGGCTGCCATGGCCGTTGAGATCGGCTGCCTGGGTGGTGCTGCTGTTATCCATCGATATAACACGCCTGAGATGCAGGCTCGCCAAGTTGAACTTGCAAAAGATGTTGCCAAATCAGCACACGGGACCAGTATTAATGTTGGAGTTGCCGTTGGTGTTAGTGGCGATTACATGGACAGAGCAAAAGCATGTATAGGTGCTGGCGCTAGTTTTATCTGTGTTGACGTTGCCCATGGGCACCATTTGATGATGAAGGAGGCGTTAGAAATGCTGAGAAAAACATTCGGCAAGTCGATGCACATCATGGCAGGAAACGTTGCCACACTTGAAGGAATCAACGACCTATCTGATTGGGGAGCAGATAGCGTCAGGTGCAATATTGGCGGTGGCTCTATATGTTCAACAAGAATTCAGACAGGTCATGGAATGCCCGGCCTACAAACCATCATTGACTGCTCGAAGACCGATCGGGACGTGGCTATTATAGCTGATGGTGGCATTAGAAATTCTGGCGATATGGTTAAAGCTTTAGCTGCTGGCGCTGATGTTGTAATGTGCGGCTCTCTTTTGTCTGGAACGGATGAATCCCCCGGCAAGGTATTTGAAGAATCTGATGGCACCCGATGGAAAGCATATCGTGGAATGGCTTCGAAAGAGGCGCAAGTCAATTGGAGAGGCAAATATTCATCTTTTGAGGGTGTTTCCACAAAGGTACCCTACCGCGGCCCAGTTAGAAACATCATATTAGACATAGAAAGGGGGATCAGGTCAGGACTTTCATACAGCGGCTCACGAAATATAACAGAACTGCAGAGCACGGCCGAGTTTGTTACTCAAACCCCGGCTGGCTTGGGCGAAAGTAAGACTCACATCATGGGGAGACAATGGTAGGCATGGAAAGTTTTGGAAAAAATCAAAAAAGAATTGTGTTCACTGAGTCAGACCACCGACATGCGCAACTAATAGTTAAATTAAAGTCCTATGGCATGACGCAGGCTAAGTTTTTTAGGAGCTTGATAGCTGGCTATGTTGAGGGCGATCCAAGAATAGAAGATTTTATTCTGGAGAAAGGCAACCTCTCGGTTGTTCGCAAAGAAAAGGTCCTAAAAAATAAAGACGAAGGTAAAAAAATTGTTTCCAGCCTTGGTCTGAGCGATGAACAGATAGACGATTTATTTGATGTTATTGCCGGGGAGCATCCTGATTTATGAAAAAAGATGGCTTACTTGAATGTAGCAGGGTGTGTATGTCCACCAAAAAAAGCTGCAAAAAAACATCCTGCAGATTTTTCATTAATTACAATAAAGAATTTAATTGTGCTCTAGTCGCTATTTACGAAAATGGCCCCATGACACTAAGGGAGATTGGTGATAGACTAGGTATTTCTTTTGCCAGAGTTAAACAAATTGAATCACAAGCTCTCAAAAAAATTGAGAACTCAAACCTAAAATCGTTTTTAAACTAGCATAATCAAAAAATGCGTACTATTTACACATAGGAATTTAATAAAGGAGTATTTTAAATGTCCCGTAAAACTTTACTTACAGAAGCTGAGGTTCGTCAGTTTCTTAAATTAGCTAACCTTAAGTCTGTAGGTGACGCACGAATCCAAGAAATGGGCGGTTACAGCATGCCCGGCGGCCGTGACGAAGAAGATGAAGACGGCCTTGAAGAGCAAGAAGAGGAAGAAATGGAAATGGATGCAGCACCTGAAGAAGGTGGAGAGGACATGGAAATGGACGTCGACTTAGACATGGGCGACGGAGATGA